GATGGCTTAAGTGAGAGTGAATGGAATGTGTTCACTCAAAACGGACCTGAAGCGTTCAGAGTCCTCGAGTTGTTAGGGAGATTAGGGGTTCCCGAGAATATGCGGTTACCTGAAGGTTTCGCTGATCACTTTAGGGACGAGGTTTTACCAGATCTATATATCATTAGACAAAGTCCAGAGTTGCGTGAGCAGTTCAGGAAGGAAATGAGAAATGTTCTTGGAAACCGGCAAGCTGTTAAGAATTTGTACAGAGGTGGAGGCACTACATTCTCACAAATTGCCAGTGATGTGGCAGGAACTGCGAGAACAGGTAAGTTTTATCGAGAGAAGCGTCCAGTGGGGTCCGAGCGAGGACTTGTCCCTGCAGGAAACTCAGGAAATCCCAATCATCCGAAAGGTTTCGGAAAAGTTAAGAGTGGACATAAGCGGAGTGGTGACCGCACCCCTATCGGTCGTAACCGCTAGGGCTACAAAGACTGGAGGATCACATTGGAAAGGCGTTCGATTGACGAAGTTCTGAGCATTATTCCTGATGATGCGCAGAAAAGGTTGAGTGCCTTCTTGGGGAGAATAGTTAAAGGCACAAACACCGACTTCAGGACAAAGATCTACAAGGAATTAGATAGGAGTCAAGTACTACATGACCTGCAACGGATCTCCATACCCACAGGACTTGAGGAGTTTGACCAGGTTGAGAATTCAGCAAAGTTTGGATCGTTTTCTATTAGGCTACCCTATGCGGAAGTTTCTGATAGAGTGTTGGCGTACTTTGACACTAAACGATTTGATATTGCGCAATCTGTTCTCGATGAAGCATTCAGGAGAGTGCGTTCATTGCTCCCTCCAAGAGCGTTACGATCAATTGATCTACATACAGCCTTCAATTCATCGCCAAAGGGCACGAACTGGGGCCTGCCATACTTTAGCTCTGATAAAAGATGGTATCCTAACTATCTCACAAGGGCTAATATTATTAAGCATGGAGGATGGAAAGCCGGGGGTTTTCTACCGTGTGTTTTGGGAGTCAGATCGCAACCAAATCACATTGGTGAAGCCAGTAAGTGGAGGCCACTCCACATGGCAGACCATTGCATCATTGGAGTTGAGCTATCTGTCCAAATACCACTATTGGAGGAATTACGTAGGATTCCAACTTTTGTGGCTTGGAAAACGCCGCTTGATATCTCCACGCATATAACGGGTATGTTAAATACACCTGGGGAGCCATTTATCAGCAGTGACTTCTCTAGCTACGATGCATCCTTACCGGATGAGATCATTCGAACGGTGTTTGACCTATACCGGTATTGGTTCCATGAGTCTGATCAAGCTCAAATAGACTGGATCGAAGATGCCTTCAGAACTGTCGGTTTGGTGACTCCCACAGGTTACCTTACTGGTAGGGTGGGAGGAGTGCCTTCTGGGTTAGGAAATACCAACATGGTGGATACCTTAGCCCAGATCTTAGTAGACGAAATAGTTGCGATCCTCGAAGAAACAACTGTCTCTGGTATCTACTTAGGTGATGACGGAGTGAAACGTTTTGCGCGGGAAGTCACTCCAGAGCGGTACGCTGAGATCTGTGCACTAATGAACTTAGTTGTCAGTGTTGAAAAGAGTCTGTATAGTAGAACGGAGTGTGACTTCCTTCAACGACGTTTCTCCGTGAAGTACGCGCGAAACGGGTTAATCCCGGGCTTTAGAAGTCAGATACGCACAGGAAATGGTGTAATCTCCTATGAGACTTTCCGCGATTTAAATAGCGCGGAGCAGAGCCTACGTGCGATTCAACAAGTTGAACAATGCTGTGATGATCCCCACTTTGAAGAATTAGTCCGATGGTTATATAACGGAGATAAGCTCCTCCGAACCCACTCGCCCTCTGAAATCTTACAAATTGCAGGGGGTGTGGATATGGTTGAACAAGCCTTAAAGACAAGGTCATATCCATATAACCAAAAGCCACTTGAGTCATTGGGTGAATTCAAGTCGGTACAACTGTTAAATCAGATGCGGACAAATACACCTGCAGGGCTCCAGCTCATGGCATG